GGCGCCTCTTCTTCCAGTTCCACAGAATCATCTGTGCGATCTGGCGGTCGAGGTCTGACGGCGAGTACAAGCCAGTCATTCCCAGCCCTCCGAGCCACTCCGGGATGTACCAAGGCAGCGGCCTGAGCTTCTCAAGCAGTTCTTTTCGCGAGGCGACAAACGCGGCGTGACAGGCGGCCCTCGCCCAACTCGGTGCGGCGCTCAACAGGTTTCTGTAGCGCGCGCCCATGTTGGAGCGGGGGTCGTCCTGATCGCCCAGTCCACTGACTCCGGACCGTTTGTTCAAGGTGAAGAGCCCCATGTTGACGTAGGGTGTTTGGGTGTAGTACAAGAGCCGTGGTGTCACTGTGCCGTCGTCCTTCCGGACGGACTTCCAGTGACCCTCTTGCTCTCCGTAGCTGAAGTTGGTTGAGTTGACATTGACGAACCCGCGTTCGTAGAACGTCTTCCCGATGCTCTCCTCCAACCCAGCGAAACCGCAGATGATTCTCCACGCGGTCCTACCCCTCTCGGTCGTCCTCATACCGAGATCATCCCCGTTCACCATTCCGGGCCAGGCGCGCATTGTCCAGCAGCGACCTGTTCCCACCTCGTGTGCCCAACGTGACAGAGCGGCATTTGCCACACAAAGCACCGGGAAACTGACGATTGACCCCATCAGCTGGCCGCGTTTCTGCGGTCGGCCGTCCAGGGTGTGTCGAGTTAGTGCGTCCACAAGAAGGGTGCGCTCGAGACCCACGAGCCCCAAGACCTTGCCAAGTTCATCGGCGATGGCCTCGGAAACCCACGAGTGCAGGTTGTCCGTTGCGGCGGCGAAGTCGCCAGACAGAAACCTCTGATCTGGCGGCAAGACCCTCCCCAGCCGCTCCTGCATGTACTCCTCAGTGACCGTCCGCCCGATCAGGGCGAAAGCCGGATGCTGTCGTAGTACAGTGTGCACCTTCTTCCATAGACTTCTCAACACCGTCATGCGGTAGGGCGGCCCCTTCGTGATCACTCTTACTTTGAGTGCTTCCTGCAGTCCGACCGGCTCGACCTCGTTCTGCTCCTGTGTTGCGCGCTGTAACATGCGCCACCAGAGCTTCTCGAACGTCTTCGCGAGTCGGGGCTGCTCAACGTCTAGGCCCTCCGATTTGTTCTCCGCCTCCCAGTGTGCCCGCTCCTCGTCCTCTTTGACCTCTCCCTTCCCCCCCCTCCTCGTTGTTCGAACACCTTCCTGGTGTCCACTGTCCCCCCTGGTGTTCTCAGTCCCTTCAGGATACTTGC